TGGTTTATATATGAATTTAGAGTTAAAAAAGTTTAATATGAAGAACATCAAATTTAATTTAGATGATTCCAATGGTCCTGTTATTGTTTTAATTGGTAGGCGTGATACTGGAAAAAGTTTTTTAGTAAGAGATATGTTGTATCATCATCAAGATATTCCAATTGGAACCGTTATATCAGGAACAGAAGCCGGTAATGGATTTTATGGTAAATTGGTCCCTAAACTTTTTATTCATGATGAATACAATACAGCAATCATTGAAAACATTTTAAAGCGGCAAAAAATAGTGATAAAACAAATAAAAAAAGAAAAGCAAGCATACGGCAGATCAAGCATCGATCCAAGAGCGTTTGTTATATTGGATGACTGTTTATATGATAATACATGGTCTCGTGATAAATTAATGCGGCTGCTATTTATGAATGGTAGGCATTGGAAAATCATGCTTGTTATTACTATGCAGTATCCACTCGGTGTTCCTCCTAATCTTAGAACAAATATAGATTATACATTTATATTGCGCGAACCCTATATCAATAATCGTAAACGAATATATGAAAATTTTGCCGGGATGTTTGCTACATTTGAAAGTTTTTGCCAAGTAATGGATCAATGCACAGAAAATTATGAATGTTTAGTAATATCCAACAATTCAAAATCAAACAGATTAGAAGACCAAATATTTTGGTATAAAGCAACATCACACAATGACTTTAAATTGGGGGCAAAAGAATTTTGGGAAATGTCAAAAGGATTGGGTTCGGATGATGAAGAAGAACAATATGATGCCAACGCAGCAAGAAAAAAGAAAGGACCCCTTATCAATGTAAAAAAAAATAAATGGTAATCCATTATTACTAATTGTTAGTTATTAGCTATTAATTATAAAAAATATACGATTTTTTATAATTTTATTGTTATGTAGTGTTTTCTGTTTTAGTTGTTTTGTTGTTTGTTTTAGTTGTTTTTGTTGTTTATTTTATTATTTCATTTAATCTTTCTTTTTTCTAACAATATTGTCTCCTTCAAATAACGCCTTTTTAATGTTTTCAGAACTGGTGTCTTCCAACTCTTTCAAGTCATTTTCAATAGTGTTATTTACACCCACCAAGTTTCCTTCTTTATCCAATCGCTGTGTCAATTTATTACCACTTTCTCTAGCCAATTTCACATTTTCTTCAATTGCCTTTCGTTTGGTATCTTGAATACGCTTTTCAAATTCTTGCTTTGCCTTTGCTTCATTTAGATTTTTCTCATGCATCAATTGATTTAATTCATCTTCCAAATATTCCACGCGACCCGTTTTATATGCTTCCGGTTCCCAAGGCATCCATACACCTACTGGTCCAACATATACATTATGGTTGGGGTCTACTTCTCGCAACAACTTACATCGCAATTCCGCTTCTTCTTGTGTAGAATAAGAACCACGAACCTTTAATCCTCTAACACTTGTTTGAAAGTTATTTTGCTTATTAAACTCATCATCCAATTCATTTTCATGATTATCCAAAAATGTTTTATATGAATCATAAATATCGGTCGTTTTTAAATCATCTTTTTCACTTTTAACAAACTCTTGCATATCATTCATCAATGTTTCAAAGTTTAGGTTATATTTGTATGACAAAAAGTTTAAAAATTGAGAAAATTTCTCCATCGATTTAGAAAAATCATAATCTTTTAGAAACGATTCAAACATAAACAAATCACGACGCTTCAAAGTGTTTTCAGGACTAACAAAAGACACGCACACAAATTTTTGCCCAGAAATTGCCTTATCTTCTTCCAGTAAATCAACATAGTGAGGATTTACCTTACCGTCTGCTGTTTTTTGATGTTGGTATTCTCTTTCAACCATATTATAATATAGTATATTTCATTATTGTTTAAGTTTTTTTTTGTTTATTTATTATATAATATGTTTGATAAAATAGCAGAAGTTTTTGATTTAGGAGAACTATTGCGTCGCGTTGTTAAATATTTAGTAGAAGGTTTGATGGTTGCCATTGCTGCCTATGCTATTCCAAAGCGTTCGTTGAACTTAGATGAAGTATTGCTTATTTCTTTGACCGCCGCCGCTACTTTCTCGGTATTAGATACATATGTCCCTGCTATGGGTGTATCTGCCCGCTCAGGTGCTGGATTCGGTATCGGTGCTAACTTAGTTGGTTTCCCACGAATGGGTATGTAAATAATTACATAAGATAACACAACACTACAACACAACACAACATAACAACACAACACAACACAACACAACACAACACAACACAATCATACACAACACAATCATACACAACAATAAAAATCATACATAATTTCGTATTTTAATTATAATTTAAATATTATAATTAAATAGTTAAATACTTGATAGTTAGATAGTTGAAATAAACTCCCAATTTAATTCTTTACATATTTTTTTCCATATTTCGTCTTGTTCTATTCTTTTTACTGGATCTTTTAACATAGGAAAATAAGGCAAAAATGAATGCTCATCCAATAATTCACACATCTTATACAACACATAATAATAATTTAAAAAATTAACCCTACTATCGGGACAATGTTTACTATATGGTTTTTGTATTTCCATAAATAAATTACATAATGTATCTTCTAGTTCGGGTCTCATCACCGGTGGTTTTATACCCAGTTTATCTTTTATAAAAGGTATATGCTCATAATATTTATTATACCCCAATTTTTTCAATATATCTTTTGCTTTTTTATTATCCATATTTTTAATTTCCAATCGCTCTTTTTTGATTTGCTTTTTAATGTTTTCAATAACTTCTTCCGGTATTTGAGTGGTTTCTTTTGCTTGAAACTGTGCCAATATTTCTCTAAAATGATTAATTCTTTTATAAGCATAAAAGCATACTTCTTTTGGTGGTTCTTTATAAGAAGGCTTTTCATGCTCTACTAAAAACTTATCTTGAAAACTACATTTTTTACATATTAATATTCCATCTGATTCTACCTGAACCAATTCCCCCGAACATTTAGGACATATTTCATAATTGATTTTATAATTTTCCATATCAACATGTTTATTATCAATATTATTAAAGTATTGCTGCACTATAGTATTACTATTGTTTTTAACATCAGTGGTTTCACTTGTTTTACTGAAAAAAGAATGCAATATTTTCTTTTTATTTGTTTTACCATCACTTAAATTTTTCTTTTTTTCAAAATACTCAAATATCAAATTTGAATTGTTTAGTAAATACGATTTTTTCTTTTTCTTTAGCTCCTTGATTTTTAATTTTATATCTTTAATCGTATCTTTTATTTCCAATACATCTTCTATTTTCATATTATCCGATGACCTTAATTTCTTTTTTAATGTAGACATTTGTTTTTTTAAATTAGGCAATTCTTCTTCTGTTATTTTAGTAAACTCTTTCATTTTTTCATCATGTTTGTTGTCTAGTGTTGTTATTGAATGTTTATTAACTACTAATTTTTTCTTGTTTTTTGGTTTAAAATTAGGCATCAATAATATATATTATTTTGCTGTATTTAATTAAAAATTTCCACTATTGTTTAGGAAATCAATACTTTTTCGCCCATATATTCGTAAATTCATAATTTATTAAAACATTTTTCATTATATAATGGATAATCTAAACAATATGGTAATTAATAAAGAAGAAATAAGTAACATTGATTTGATAAAATTGCAGAAAATGACATTATTATACAATGCTTTAGAAAAAGGTTGGTCCATAAAAAAATCGGGTAATTGCTATGTATTTAAAAAAAAGCACAATAATGAAAAAGAAGTTTATTTAGAATCGTATTTAAAACGCTTTATGGTTGAAAATTTAGACATAAATCAAATACTTACTAATTAATTTTATCGTAAAATACGATAAATTTAGTTTAATTGTGTAAAAATACAAAATTTTTTTCTTTACCTATATTATAATATGGGTGGTGGACTCATGCAACTAGTAGCTTATGGCGCACAAGATGTGTATTTAACTGGTAATCCCCAGATCACTTTCTGGAAGGTTACTTACCGTCGTCACACTAACTTCGCGATGGAATCCATTGAACAAACCTTCAATGGTCAAGCCGACTTCGGTCGCCGTGTCCAGTGCACTGTTTCCCGTAACGGTGACTTGGCATACCGCACTTACCTTCAAGTGACTCTTCCCGAAATCAGTTCTTCGGACTCTCCTCATGCCCGTTGGTTGGATTGCCCAGGTGAACAAATGGTTTCCATGGTTGAAGTCGAAATTGGTGGTCAACGCATCGACCGTCAATATGGTGACTGGATGCACATCTGGAACCAATTGACCCTTACTTCTGAACAAGAAGATGGTTACAACAAGATGGTTGGTAATACCACCCAACTTACTTATTTGACCGACCCTGACTTCGCTGAAGTTGCAACTGCTTGCTCTTCCGCTTCGGTCCCTGAAGCTGTCTGCGCCCCACGCAAGGCTCTTCCCGAAACGACCTTGTATGTTCCTTTGCAATTCTGGTACTGCCGCAACCCTGGTCTTGCCCTTCCTTTGATCGCCCTTCAATACCACGAAGTCAAGATCAACATCGAACTTCGCCCATTGGACGAATGCTTGTTCGCTGTCAGTGCCGTTGATAGTGCCGGAACTGCCAACTTGAAGTCGACTGCTGCCTACAGCAAGTCTCTTGTTGCCGCATCTTTGTATGTGGACTACATCTTCTTGGATACGGATGAACGCCGACGCATGGCCCAAAATCCCCATGAATATTTGATCGAACAACTTCAATTCACTGGTGATGAATCCATCGGATCCTCCAGTAACAAGGTTAAACTTAACTTCAACCACCCATGCAAGGAACTTGTCTGGGTTGTCCAACCTGATGTTAATGTTAGCTACTGCGATTCTTTCGTTGCCGGAAAGAACTTGCACTCTGCTTTGGGTGCTCAGCCATTTAACTACACGGATGCTTTGGATGCACTTCCTCACTCCATCCGTGCCTTCTCCAGTGATGCTCAAGTCCAAAGTGTTATCGGTTCCAACGGTATGTTCGCCGATGCCGGTGCTCTTGATGTAAGTGGTGATGGCCAAACCGGTATCGAAGCCGATGTTTCGGGTGCCTTGAGTGCTGCCGCCAACGCCGCCTCTGGTGTTTCGGATGCTGGTGCATTCGTTCTTGCCGAAACGGCCCTTAAGATGCACTGCTGGGGTGAAAATCCAGTTGTCACTGCCAAGTTGCAACTTAACGGACAAGACCGTTTCAGTGAACGCGAAGGTTCTTACTTCGATGTTGTTCAACCATTCCAACATCACACTCGTTCCCCAGATGCCGGTATCAATGTTTACTCGTTCGCCCTTCGCCCAGAAGAGCACCAGCCATCTGGAACCTGTAACTTCAGTCGCATCGACAACGCAACCCTTCAATTGGTTGTTTCTGCCGCTGCCATTGGAAACACCGCCACCGCTAAGGTGCGCGTCTATGCCACTAACTACAACGTCTTGCGCGTCATGAGTGGTATGGGTGGTCTTGCATACTCCAACTAAGTTTCTTAGTGGAATGCTATCATAACTTCATAATCTATAATTACTGATTTTTAAATAATAAAATTAATCACAATTTTATTATTATAATTATAACTATCATTATAACCATCATTATAACTATTATTATAACTATTATTATAACCATCATTATATCCCTTAATTTATCCAAATTATTACAATGTATTTTTATTTAAATATAATACGCCGATGTATATTAACATACATGGGACAAGCGCAAAGTAAACAATATAATTTTGAAGATGTCCAACAAATCATAAAAAATAACAACAAAAATACTGTTATAATAAATGTCTTACCAGACTACGAACAAAATTGTTTAATTAAAAATACTTTAAATATCAAACATGAAATAAACACCATAAATGAACTATTAAAAACAAACAAATCAATCAATATTATAGTATATGGGCGAAATTATAGTGATATAAATGTAGAGAAAAAGCATAAACAACTGGTATCTCTGGGATTCTATAATGTGTTTGTTTATAGAGGAGGGTTGTTTGAATGGTTAACTCTTCAAGATATATATGGGAGAGATGAGTTTCCCACCACTAGTGATGAACTCGATATTTTAAAATTTAAACCCTCTAGTTATTTAAATAATAATTTACTTACAAACGGTATTGACTGAGTGCTGACTTAGTATACGGTTACTCGCAATTATTTAATTAACAATATTTATTCAGCAAACTATTATAAAATTGATTTATAATAATTTGTTATGAAACATACATAACACATACCTACCTTCTTACACCATCTACATAAACAAACAAACAAACTTAAACTTATCACAGGTTAATATCATTATGAATCTTACTCAGCAAAAACTCACAAAAAGCGAATGGGATTTTCTTGAACTTCCCGTGCATAAAAAAGAACTATATATACTTAAGTTTATACACAACTCACATAACAATATAAATGCTTCTGAAAACCCCAATAACTCACTGATTGGATATCTAAAAATCAATGTGGAAGACTACGAAGACTTTCACAAATACTTTTACAACAAATTTTACGAAGAACCAATCCACCAAATAATAAAACAACATAAGTTAAAATACAAACTGCGTATCAACATAAAAAAACTAAGCATTAAAAAAGCAAATAAAATCAGAATACGAAATATAAATACAAGTGAACTATTAAAAAACAAAAATATATTTGAAAACCTTTTGATGGAGCAAGTTGTGATGTATTTCAAGCAATCCAGTAACTCCAAAAAATGCTACTATTATTATTCATTACTACAACTCTCTAAGAAAAATATAAAACACATAAACTACCTACTATTGAAATTTGTTAATTATGTATTGGATACTTTTAAAGAAAGCATTGAAATAACCAACCTTATTAAATATTCACATCAATACATCGAAGAAAACAAACTGTTGTCGCAATATAATGATGTGTGTTTGTTTAATCATCAACGCCAAATGATTAGTTTAATCAAAGACAATCAAGATCCAAAATTAATATTGTATCAAGCACCTACTGGAACCGGAAAAACAATGACACCACTGGGATTAGTCAATGATAAAAAAATAATATTTACTTGCGCTGCGAAGCATGTGGGTCTTCAATTAGCAAAATCATGTATTGCTCTTCATATCCCTATTGCCATCGCGTTTGGTTGCGAAACACCGGATGATATTCGTCTGCATTATTACGCAGTAACTGATTTCGTGAAAAATAGGAAATCCGGTGGTATATTTAGAGTAGATAATAGCAACGGTGCTAAAGTTAAAATCATCATAACCGATATTCAGTCATACTTGCCTTCGATGAATTATATGATGGCATTTAATAAACCAGACGACTTGTTGTGGTATTGGGATGAACCCACCATTACACTTGATTACAAAGAACATTTGTTTCATAACATAATGAAGAAAAACTGGGACAATAATAAAATACCAAGTGTGGTTTTATCTTCTGCTACCTTACCGTCTTGCGATGAGATATATCCAATGGTTTCCACATTTAAAAGCAAATTTAAAGGAGAACAGTTTAATATAGTTAGTTATGATTGTAACAAAACCATTCAATTATTAAACACAAAAGGCAATGTAGTAGTCCTACACGATGAATTCGACGATTATCATGCGTTTAAAAAAAGTGTTAAATTTGTAGAAAAAAACAAAACACTACTACGATATATCGATGTAAAACAAGCGTCTGAATTTATTGTGTATGTGCTAAAACACGCGGAAAATATCAAATCACGCTATAAACCAAACGAGTATTTTGAAAATATCTCCGATATTACAATCCATTCTATTAAGTTGTATTACTTAAAGTTATGCAAACATATCACTGAAAACGATTTTAAACAATACAAAAAAGGAAAGGCAGCGACAAGTGGCAAGTCGATGATTAAAATTACAACAAGTGATGCGAAAACACTAACGGATGGACCTACTATATTTATGACAAATGATGTTGAAAAGATAGGATTGTTTTACTTAAAAGCATCAAACATACCGGAAACAGTGTTGACAGACTTGCTTAATATTATTGACACAAACGAAGAATATAGAGAAGCGTTAAATGCGATTATTAAAGAAGAAAAAGAGCGAACCGATAAAATAAGCGATAAAGTGTTGGATAGTGCTAGGTCAAATGATAAAGAAGTAAAAATACAAAATGAGTATAATAAAAAGGTTGGCGAATTCATGAAGAAAATGAAGAAAATAGAATTAAGTCCGGAATACATACCTAATAGGGAAGAACATTACAAAAAATGGAACCCCGATGCTGAACAACCTAGCAATTTATTTACTAGTAATATAGACGAACAAATAGTGGAAGATATTGTATCGTTAAATGTAAATAAAGAGTGGAAATTGCTGTTGTTAATGGGTATTGGTGTGTTTAGCAGTAAAGCAGATGTAAAATACATTGATATTATGAAAAAGTTGGCAGAAGCACAACAATTGTATGTCATTATTGCTTCATCGGATTACATTTATGGAACAAACTACCAGTTTTGTCATGGATATTTATCAAAGGACCTGCAGAATATGACGCAAGAAAAACTGATACAAGCATTGGGAAGAGTCGGGAGAAAAAATATACAAAAGTCATATAGTATTCGGTTACGAGATGATAAGATCGTAGAAAAGTTGTTTACAGAAGAAAAAGATAAAATAGAAGTTAAAAATATGAACCGGCTATTTGCTTAAGTAAACAAACCAAACAAACAATAGCCCGACTACATAATATTACATAATACTATTAGTAAAAAATAATAAAATATATTTTTATTATTTTTTCCTTATTTTGTGCCATGTTGCGTTGCGTGTGCTTCTTCTTTACACACATCTTTGTATACATTATACAAACGAGCACACTCTTTCATGTTAAAAGTAACATTTTCCGCACCTGATTCACACAATATCCAATCTAAAAGAGCACGGCCTTTTCTACTAAGATTATTTTTACCGCTATTGATGAGAACATCCATGTTGTTATTATCTACAGTTGGCATTTACTTTAATTATTATATAATATTTAAGTTAGTTATTATATAATATTTACAATCCTCCTCGAAGTCGCAATACCAAATGAAGAGTTGCTTCTTTTTGAATGTTATAATCGGTAAGTGTTCTACCATCTTCCAATTGTTTTCCAGCAAAAATCAAGCGCTGTTGATCTGGTGGAATACCTTCTTTATCTTGTATCTTTTGCTTTACATTTTCAATTGTATCACTTGGTTCTACATCCAATGTAATCGTTTTGCCAGTTAAAGTTTTTACGAAAATTTGCATCTTATAATTATTATCATTTAATTGTTTTTAAATTAGTTTGATAATACTTGTAATAACTTTAAGTATAATCTAATCTAATCTAATCTAATCTAATCTAATCAAAAGATACTATAATCTCAACATTTTCCTTTTTAATACTTTTAGTAGCCGAAACTGATAATTCTTCCCTTGTTTTTCGCGTGGTTTTATCCACCTTTCCCTTTACATTTTTAGAAGTGCTGTTTCGCTTATTCATATCCGCCGTGATTTCACTTACATTTTTCTCAATATACTCTAATATCTTATTTTCCAATATCCATCTAAAAAAGTTTAATTGACCAATAGTAGTTTGAATATGTGTGCCATCATTGTATGGAATTGTGATTCGATCCCAACGACAAAACGGATCAAACCGCTTTTTTGAATACGCACGCAACTTTAATTTGTATTCCAAATATACTTTAAATCTTCTCTCCCCACCCGATTCATGTTTAAACTTGTAAACCGTAAAATGTTTTTTACTATAATTAGTAGCAAACCAATCAATCAATCTTAAAGATATACTTGATTCACCATTAATAATAGGCAAAATCTTCTCAAGATTACCGTCTCTATTATAGAAACTAAGCAAATTATTTAATAATAAACTATTTTGTGTAATATAGCCGGACATATATAAGTTATCTAGTAATTCGTATTTAAATTATTATTTTGCCTTATATATTTTTCTTGGTTCATCAAGTCATTAATATAATTATTTTGGGAGAGAAAAGGATTGCCATTACTTTGCACAACTAAATCGCGCTGATTTATTCGATTCGCAATTGTATCCCTATTATTATTACCATATTTACCACCATTTGTAGTATTTGCTGTAAATCCCCTTTCAACATTTAACTGAAATGTTGAAACTTTCTCTCCCAAATCATGACTTTTTTCTTGACTGGATGGGGGATTTATATCGGTATCGTTTGTTTCCGCCCGGCGCTTCAGAGATTTTTGAAGTTTTTCTCCCGGTTTTGTAAATTTATGATACATCATATTATAATTATATATATGTATAACCATAATATTTATTAATTAATCAAGCTTATTTGTTTTTGTTTGTGCTGTGCTGCGCATCACTCTTTTTTGATTATTTTCATTTGTTTCGCAAATCTAAAATCTTCTGAATTTTTGGTTCCCCTTTTAATATTACATTTATAACAACAAATCTCTACATTATCTGTTGTGTGTCCTATACTATTATCAATTCTTTCTAATGTCCACTGCAATGGTTCGCGAACATCATTAAACAATATCTTGCACAACTTTTTACAATAAAAACACCGATGCTTTGAAATTATCATTTTTTCAATTAAATCATTTAAACTAATAAATCCATCGCTATCATACTTTTTCTTTTTAATATCTTGCTGTTTATAACCAGATAACTTACGCTTCAACTCCCCTATATACAACTCTTTATACTCAAACTCACATTCGCCATATATTTTTTTAATACTATCTATTTGTGTTTTTATATCAAATACACGGCTATCAGAAATATCTTTCATAGTAGCTCGTTTTTTTTCTTTTACACCCTGTATTGCTTCTATGTTTGATTTCCCCGTTATTATTAATTTTTTCATATGTATTATAATATATATTAAAACAACAATTTAAACAAATAACTTGTAATTATTAGTTAATTAATTATAAAAAAGGGTATAAACTCTATTAATTATATTATAGTATATGAAGAATAATGATGAATGTGTAGAACTTAAAAACATAAAGTATAAAACAATGTTAATGAATAACATTCAATCATCAAAAGAACCACAAGTAACAAATATAGAATCATTTTTAGAAAAGGAAAAAACAATAAGTAAAAACCAACATTGGAGTAAATTAAGTAAACTAACAAAGAAAAACAAACTAATCAAGTATTCGGAAGATTACTCACAGAAAAACAATTATACAGAAGAAGAAAAAAACAATTTAATAAGTTTTTTATTAAAAGCATTGGATAGAAAGAAACTGCAACGAGTGAAAGATGTTATATATGATATTGAAACACAACTAATTGTAAATATACCAGCATTAATCATTAATAAGCAAACAAAGAAATATACCATAAAAAGTTTAGATAAAAAGGTGTCCACTTTAAAATCACTGGCTCCTAGAAAAATAAAAAATAAAGACAAAAAGCCAAAGGACAAAAAGCCAAAGGACAAAAAGCCAAAGGACAAAAAGCAGAAGGACAAGAAACCGAAAGACAAGAAGCCCGATGACAAGAAGCCGAAAGATAAAAAAACGAAACCAACTGAAGATGAGTAAGCATACCATATAAGCAAAACCACGATCTTATTAATACACCAGTGTATATTAATAAAATTGATATAAAGTAAATATAATGATATTATATAGACAACAGTTAAATGACACATATGGACGATCTGCCTGAATTAAAAGATGAATACGATTCATTTCAATTAAGCGACGATTTTACAGACACATCCTATCACGAAGATTTCTTGGAAACAATCGACATATTTATTGATGAATATGTTAATCATAATGTAATGGATTATATTTATTCTGATTTTGAAGATAGGGTAAAAGATGCTATATATACGCAAATATCTGAAATATACAATGAGCAAATCAATTATTTGGACATCGATTTAGATGATACAATAAATGAATGTGTGTATTTGTATTTCATGAAACACTGTAGTCCGCGTTCGTATGAAGAATCAGTTGTTTTATCTCAACCAATCGACAATATTATTACCAAACAACTAACTAAAATTAAAAATAAATATCAACCCGAACAAAGAACTGCTGATTGGTATACATTTCGATGGGACGGATTAACTGCCAGTAATTTGTGGAAAATATTTGATACACAATCCAGTATTAATAGTTTAATATATAGTAAATGTGTTCCTATTGATGTGAAAAAATACCAAACCGTTAATATAGATTCACCATTTCATAACGGTCATAAATACGAGCCATTATCGCTAATGATTTATGAAGAAATGTATGATACGGAGGTAAGTGAATATGGATGTATTAGCCACGATAGATATGACTTCTTAAAAGCATCCCCAGATGGCATCAATACAAAAAAAGGAAACCCGCGATATGGGAGATTGGTTGAAGTTAAAAATCCTGTCAGTAGAAAATTAACTGGAATACCAAAAAAAGACTACTGGGTGCAGATGCAACATCAAATGGAGGTGTGCGATCTTAATGAGTGTGATTTCTTAGAAACCATCTTTAAAAGCTATGAAAATGAAGCCGAATTTAAAAACGACGGAACATTTACCAAAACCGCTGATGGTAAGCAAAAAGGTATTATGATACGATTTTATGACAATAAAGAACCAATATATGAATACGCACCATTAAATATAACCAAATCCGAGTTTGATGTTTGGTATGCAGAAACAATGGATAAAAACAAAGATTTAACTTGGATTGAAAACATTTATTGGTATCTTGAAGACATATCTATTGTATTAGTAACTAGAAATGAAAAATGGTATAATAAAGCCTTGCCTAAAATGATTGAAACATGGGACACTATTATAAAAGAACGCAAAGAAGGTTTCGACCACCGGAAACCAAATAAAAGGGAAAAAGCACCCCCCAAATCACTGTCAAAATCAAAACAATCCAAAATAAAAACAGAAGAACCGATCATATTTAATGACGACGGAACAGATATTACCAGTGATAATTTCAACTTCTCATATTTAAACAATAGAAGCAACAAAAACACCGGCAAAAACAAAATCGTTATTAAAATAGATACTAATAATATTTAAACAACTATATATTTTACCTTTCTTTTACTATTATAAATAACACTACCTGCTTTTACTCCTTTTTTTAAATTTCCACAGGTGGTATAACATATTTTAAGATTTCGCAAGTTTCTATATTTTGTATTTTGCTTGCATAATTGAGCCGCAAACATTATTTCTTCTTGTGTTGGCTCCGCACTCTCAATTACTACATGACAAGATGGAAATGAATTTAAATGAAGCCAAGTATACTCTTTATTGGAATCAACCAACATCCAGTTTTCATCGGCATTTGCACCTACTTTAATTATTGTATCATTTAATACTACTTCTTTCATTGTGATTTTATTCAAACAATATTTGCTTAATAATATTTGCTTAATAATATTTGCTTTTAATAATGTATTTGATTTTACATTATTAAATAGTCAATTTAATATGTTGCGTATAAAGAAGAGCACATACTTGGGAATGGTTCATTTCCATCGCAAGGAGATGAAATCAAATTGGGAGAGATGTTGTTTGTTACTTGTGCATAACTACTCATTTCTGATTTGGGGACATTTTTTGCTTGTTGTGAATATGTTGTTGAATCAATGCCTTTTTTGCCGGCTGGTTTAAAACTTTTCAATAACAATTCGTTGTATGTAGATGGATAATTTTGCATATTGCTAAAGCCTTCTCTTTTTAAAAATATCATTAATACCGCAAAAACAGCAAATGCCAATAAAATATATTCAAATGTTTTTTTCATTGTATATATTTTCAATTTAGATAAAAAAAACAAATACGCTATTTAATAACTTATTTTAAATAATTGTTTAATAATAACTGCTTAAAATAATAATAGTATATTATTTTACAAATGTCTGAAAAATATGAAGATTGTGTTATTAAGCGTAATGGAAATAAAGAACCTGTGTCATTTGATAAAATATTAAAGCGTATCAAAACCATCGGTCAAGAAAAAAGCAAATTACATGTTAATTATACATCACTTTGTCAAAAAATCATAGATCAACTATACGATGATATTACCACGCAAGAAATCGACGAATTAACCGCACAACAATGCGCTTCCATGGCAACCACCCACCCAGATTATGGAACGCTTGCCAGTCGTATTTTAATTTCAAATCATCATAAAATGGTTGACGCCAATTACCTACAAGCCATCGAAAAATTATACAATAACACCGATATTCATAACATAAAAACACCTATCATATCAGAAAAACTATATAATGTTGTAAAAAATAATCATGAAGTCATCCAATCTTGGTTTGATTTTGACCGCGACTATCTTTTGGATTATTTTGGATTTAAAACGCTGGAGCGAGCATACCTTCTTAAAATCAATAAACAGTTAATAGAACGCCCTCAACATATGTGGATGCGTGTTGCACTTGGCATTCATTGCGACGATTTGGAAAAAGCAAAAGAAACATATGATATGATGAGTAATAAATATTTTACACATGCTACCCCCACTCTTTTCAATGCTGGAACACCTCGACCACAACTTAGTTCTTGTTATTTAATTGCGATGGAATCCGATAGTATAAATGGAATTTATAATACATTGGGTGATTGTGCTGCTATAAGTAAATGGGCCGGTGGTATTGGCATGCACATCCATAATATTCGAGGTGCCGGTAGTCATATTAGAGGAACAAATGGAACTAGCAACGGTATTGTTCCTATGTTGCGAGTATTTAATAATACGGCGCGGTATGTTGATCAATGTGTTCTCCCAGACACAACTATTTACACTACAGAAGGTCCAAAAGAAATACAGATGTGTGAACCAAACAAAACCAGTATATTTACTACAAAAGGACCAGAAGTAATAGAAAATGTCTTAGAACATCCATATGAAGGGGAACTACTAGTAATTAATAACAATTTATCATTTAAACCCCTTTCTATCACCCCAGAACACCCAGTTTATTGTTTAAAAAATCAGAAAAAAGGGCTTAATTATGAAGTAATTAAAAATAGGCTTGATAAAAAGCTTATAGTACCGGAATGGATTGATGCAAAAGATTTAGTCGAAGACGATATGCTTGTATTTACAAAACCTAATTATCAAGTTGATAACCCAAAAATTACTGCGGACGATTGTTATATGTATGGATTATTGCTGGGAGATGGTTCAATGGATAATTCATCTACGCGTTCATATATTTCACTTCATTCTACAAATAAGGCAAAAAATCTGGAATTTATAGAAAACTACCTATCAAATAAATTTGTGGAATATTCTATTTCGCAAGAAAACAATACTACTAGAATTTCGTGGAATAAATCGTTACAACTACATTTTAGATATTCCACATTATATGATTCAAACAAAGAAAAAAAGCTCAATTTTGATTGGTTAAATTTACCCATTGAAAAAGCAAAATATATTGTAAAAGGTTTAATTGATAGTGACGGTTGTAAATCAAATGAAATAACATTTGATACTACTTCCAAAAATCTGGCAGAGTCGCTTAGATATATTTTGTTAAGAATGGGAATTCCTACCGGTGGATATATTAGAGATAGAATAGGTGAAAAACATACTACTAAATACGGAGATATCATTGAAAATAAGAAAATAGCATACTGCTTACGAATACCTAAAACACAAGAATTATCTGAATTGTTACAAGTTGAAAAGGGGTCTTTCACGAAATTTTTTTCATATAATAATTTAATCTTTAGTAGAATATCAACTATCACGAAAACCCACTATACCGGAACTTTATATGACTTGCAAATGAGGAAAACACACGACTACATGATTCACAATGGTGTCGTCCATAATGGAGGGGGGCGTAGAAACGGTAGCTTTGCCATTTACTTGGAACCATGGCATCCAGACATTATGGAATTCCTTGATATGAAGAAAAATCATGGAGACGAAGAAGCCCGAGCCCGTGACTTGTTTTACGCACTATGGTTAAATGATCTTTTTATGGAAAGAGTAAAGCAAAATAAAAAATGGACTTTAATGTGTCCCGATGCGTGTAGAGGTTTGTCAGATGCGTATGGTGATGATTTTAAAACACTTTATGAGGAGTATGAATCAAAAAACATGGGGATGCGAACCGTTAATGCCAGAGATGTGTGGTTTAAAATATTGGACAGTCAATCAGAAACTGGTGTCCCCTATTTGTTACATAAAGACGCATGTAACAAAAAATCAAACCAGAAAAACCTAGGAACCATTAAAAGCAGCAATCTATGCTGTGAAATCGTAGAATATAGTGACGATAAAGAAACCGCAGTTTGTAATCTGGCGTCAATCGCGCTAAGTAAATTTGTAAAACCTCCTACTTATCCATTTAAAAACACCGGCGCAGAAAGCATTAAAGTTTACACTAAAAACAACTGCAACTGGTGCTTGATGATGAAAAACGAACTAAAGAAAAACAACATTTCTTATACGGAAGAAGTAGTTGAAGTAGAAGATTTTGAGTCATTTAAAAAGCAACATGGTGTAGAAACGGTGCCACAATTATATGATGGAGACGAACTAATTGGCGGTTACTCAAAAGTGGCAGAATTATTGAAGCCCGAGTTTGATTATGATGAACTACATCATATTACAAAAATCGTCACTGCTAATTTAAACAAAGTAATCGATATTAACTTTTATCCTACTACTAAAACACAGACATCTAATATGAGAAATAGACCCATTGGTATAGGAGTTCAAGGACTAGCGGATGCGTTTGCGTTACTTAACCTGCCTTTTCATAGCGAAGAAGCGTCGCGAGTCAACGAAATGATTTTTGAAACAATGTATCATGCTGCACTTGAAAAAAGTATGGAAATAGCTAAAATAGAAGGTCCATATAGTTCATTTAAAGGTTCTCCTGCTAGCAAAGGAATTCTTCAATTCGACATGTGGAATGTCAAGGTGTCAAACAACAGATATGATTGGGATAAATTAAAGCACGATATTAAAGAAAATGGTATTAGAAATTCTTTGCTGTTAGCACCGATGCCTACTGCAAGCACCAGTCAAATCTTGGGAAACAACGAATGTTTTGAACCATTTACTTCCAATATTTATGTTAGAAGAACAATAGCCGGTGAATTTGTGATTATTAATAAACACTTACTAAGTGAATTAATCAATACGGGATTATGGAATGAAGATACAAAACAGCAAATGGTAAAAGACAATGGTTCCATACAAAATATTAAAGCAATTCCACAAGCATTAAAAGATAAATATAAGATAGTGTGGGAAATTCCTATGAAACATATTATTAATATGGCGGCGGAAAGAGGTAAGTTTATATGCCAAAGTCAATCCATGAATTTGTGGATGAAAAATCCTACTTATGATAAACTAACAACCATGCATTTCTATAGTTGGTCGAAAGGATTAAAGACAGGACAATATTATCTAAGAACAAAAGCCAAAGCAGCACCACAACAATTTACAGTAGAACCCGATAAAATGACTACCAAATCAGATAGTTCAGATGATTATGAAGAAGAAGAATGTTTAATGTGTGGTTCGTAATCATATCCATAATAACACCATATAAATCACACCATATAAATCACACCATATAAACCACACCATATAAAAAATAATTATATAATCAATAAAAAATTATATAATTATTACTATTCTAAGTGATGTTTATCTTTTCATATTTACTTGTATTTCATATTTACTTATCACTTACTAAGCATTACAAATCACAAATTTCATTAAATCGTTTCTTAAACTCGAAATTACTGTTTAATATGTCTTTATTATTGACCAAGTAGTAATAGCAACGAAAGCAAACAAAGACATCAATCAATGAATTGTGTAAGTTATTGGGTATTGTTTTAAATAGATAGTGATGTAATTCAACTAGTTTAGGGCGCTTGTAACTAACTTTTTCCACGCTTTTCATGTTAGATATTAAAGTATCCAGTTCATTTAAATAAGTAACACACACATTACTTCGTGCTAGTTGAAATGTATCACGACATCTTTCCAACATTTCTCTTGCGTGAATATACTTGTCATATCGCTTTATTTTACACACATCGATTGAGTTTTCCATCGTGCAATACCATTGGTGGTTTCCTTTGTAAATAGAATCCACAAATTTGTGGCGTATTAATTCAATACGCATCATACGCTTATCAAAACGAGTATTATGACATACACATACATCTGCTGTTTTTAAATCTTGGTTAAATAAAGCAACGATTTCCTTGGGGTCTTTTCCTTTTGTTTTAGAGATTTCATTGGTAATTCCATGTATGTCAGAAGATTCTTTACTTATTGTAATGCCATCAGGCACTTTTAATATGTAATCACATACCTTAACTACTTTGTTTGTTTCAATATCAAACAGCAGCCAGCTTAATTGCACAACATAAGGATATTTACTTGTATTATATAATGATTCCCTGTAGTTTTCAATTAGTCCAGTAGTTTCTGTGTCAAATACCAATACATACATCGTGTTCTTTAGTTAGTTTTGGGGTGTGTTAGTTGTGTTTGCTAAGAGGTGACTGTTGTATATAATATAAATACAATAGATATGAGTATTAAAAATACAATTTAACTTATTTTTAAATCAATTTAATCATTTAATTGTGTGGTTATATACCAATGTTTATTCATCGCACATACATTGTGCTAATCCATCCCATACTCGCTCGCAATCACCACATACCATATAACTGTGGCCATCTGAATCGTAGTAAAGCCCGCCTTCTTTTTTAACACCAGTATTTTGTGGTTGCTGTTGTTGTTGTTGTTGTTGTTGTTGTTGTTGTTGTTGCTGTTGTAATTTATTGAAGTGATCTTCGCATTTATCTACTCGCAAGCCCCTTTTCTCTCCCGTTTCGTTATCCGGTAATCGATATAATATATGATTTACCCATAGTTTCATTATAGTTGAATTGGCTATTTTTCTTCTAGCCACCTTCTTTTTTATTTCTTCTAACAATTTCTTTCTTACTATTTTCATAATACTACTTAATGTAAATGTATAAAATCCACGCCATGAACCAAAACTATTATATTTAGCATATTCTATATCAATTGACTGTTTAAGTATTTCATCATATTCTCCATTGCGGTTTATTGTATTTGTTTTATTTAACTTTTTATTAACTACATTAAATACTTCATCGTAGGAAGGTTCTGTATGTTCATACCAGGCCATTTTGTCGTGAATTTGCTATAAATTTGCTGTTATTGATATCATGTTTAATTATTAGATGACATCAATTTAATGTTTAATATGGTAAAGTATTATGGTGATATTGCTACCTATCCTATGATACTCTTAATTAAGAGAAAACACTGGCTTTAAATTAGAATATTGTTCCACGATTTTATAACTAAACCGGTGTTTATCTGTAACTCCATACTTTTCTATACCAGACATATGATCTTTTGTTCCATATCCTTTATTATTACGCATATTGTATCTTTCCTCTAATATAGGATACTTATCACATATATTTTCTATAAATAAGTCTCTTTCCACCTTTGCCAATATGGAGGCCGCCGCAATGGAAGCATACTTGTTATCTCCTTTTACTACACAAGTATGGGGTATATATTCTCCATCTCTATCGTATGGCTTGAATTTGTTACCATCCATTAATATGTGTTCAGGTATTACAGTTAATTTGTCTAACGCACGATGAGTTCCCCAGTAAGTAGCATGAAATATATTTAACTTATCAATCATTTTTTCATCAACCGCAAATATAGAATAATCAATCGCATTTTCTTTAACATAATCATATGCAATTAATCGCTTTCTATGTGAAGTAAGTTTTTTACTATCTACAATAAGATCATTTAAAAACTCTTCATCTTGTGGAAATATAACTGCCGCCGTATATACGGGTCCAAACAAAGGACCTCTACCGGCCTCATCAATCCCCACCTCCAATCTATCTTTTTCCATATAACTTAACATATAATGTATACACTATCTTATACATTATATTTAATATTTGTTGATTATTGTTGTAATCTTTATTTGTTTTTCCTTGTTTTTCTGCAAATATTCCGGGTTTTACCTAAATTGTATTTACGGTCCATATAACGCATGTCTTGAGTAAGTATTTTACATTCTTTGGGTTTACGATTTTTTCTATAAATACGCAATATATTAAACCGCCCTTTCTTAGCTAATGCTGCCTTTTTCATAGATTTCCCCGTTTTTTTCTTTTCCATTCTTACACCTTCATTTATGGCAAGTCGCCTTTTTCTAGACGAACTTTTGATTTTATAAATGTATTTACGAGTTTTATTATTAATTTTTCTTAATTTAGGCAACTTTCTTGTAGTTGTTTTTTTTACCATATATATATCAGCAAGATTAATATATACTAGCAAGATTAATATATCTTATTTAATTTATAACTTTATACAATCAAACCAAATGTAATTATTTTTTTCATACTATAATTTATATGAAAAACTTTTTACCTTTTATTATACTTATATTAATTGCTTCTTTATTTGCTATTTTAGCATTTTATACATCAAGAGTAATTGAAGGAAATGCACAAAAAAAAGATTGTGAATATAATTGGGGTGAATGGAGTAATTGTGTAAATTTAAAACAAACAAGACAAATTCAAATTACACAACAACCGGAGAATGGTGGCAAAGCTTGCCCTGCACAAGAAGACCAAACCGAAACTCGATTTTGCGCTACTTCTAGTTCAACCTCTAATTTGGTAACAGATTGCACGCGACCCAACGATGTTACTGGTTATGAATTCACAAGTGAAAATCTTTTGAAAACCGCATTTGAAGTGGGAGGGTTAAAATGTGCGACTGGTTATTATGGCTCGCCATCCGCCGTTGCTTGTGATACAGTAGGAGACCCTTATAGTTTACAAGGATGTAATAGAATATCCATAGAAGTAAACACTTCTAATCCACGCCATTTAATTGTAAATTTTGCAAAAGATGCAAGTATTGAAGGAAGTCCTGGAGATTTAAAAAATAACTTTAAATACAAGGTTATTGAAGAAGATAACAGTTTTAAAAAAGTAGAAAACGCGATTGTCACTAGTCAAACGCAAATAAAATTAATTTTAAATGCCGATATTAAAATCAAT